CTGAACAGGCTGCTTGCGGTTACGAAGTGATCACCTACGATGAGTGGTGTGACCCCCAAGCCTACAAACAGGCTGCCTATGACTTGGCAGCTTCAATCTACAACAACGATGAACAGGATTTGTATTAAAATGAGCAGCAATGAAATGAATATGAACAGTGGCGTGTGCAGCCACAGCAACCCCACGATCTGGCAAGACTATATCATCTTTGAGATTGATGATCACCAGAGCAATTGTTTTGAACTTAAACTATCATGCACACAGCAGGGCTTTGGACTGGTTGAACTTGAGGGCTGTTGGAAAGGTGAGGTCAACCCTAGCTTCATCTTGCCAGCAAAAGAGTTTTTCGCCGGTGCAACTGGAGAAAGCATTGGGTCTAGGTTCTGCCTTGAGCAGGAATGTGTTCTTCACATCGGCCCGCCAGAGAAACGTGCAAGGGCTTGGCGTGATGCAACACTGTTGTATACCAATGGCAAGACAGAGAGCATAGGGAAGTTCAAGCAAGTTGCGGCAAACGTCGCTAAAGAGCAATCTGGCTGGACAAGAAACCCCAACAACGGAGCGTATTGGATATGCGAGTTTTAAAGAGGCATAAGGTAGAAGTCTACTGGAACCTTCACAAGAAAATATGGTCTGTCAGGGATTGCAAGACTGGGCTGGTAGTGGCTCATGTCCCCTACATCTTCCTGACAGATGTTAAGTGGGTCGTGCGACCTGCTGGTAATGCTAAGGTAAGACGCGAGGGCAAGAAGAACGTCCATGCGTTTGCCAGAGGCCAAACGATGGTTGGCTGGTCTCACAGTCATGACTTCCATGAATGGTCATATCCAATCACCTACAATCCATATAAGAACACTTCCTTTGTCCGTGTTGACACAGGCGAAGAAGTTAACTATACTGTTCAAGCTGTGTTGGCAATCGGGCCAGACGGCAAACCAATGTGCGAAGGAGCATAATCAATGTACGAAGGTTTATCAACTGGAAAGAAACGCGCAGCCAAGCGCCTTGTTAAGATCATACTATCGGACCCTGACAACATGATCAGCGTCTACGATGGCGAAGAGTGGGCAATCAAACGCTCAAGAAAGGCCAAGGATATCTTGGATGCCCTTGGTAACACGGACTATGACGATATCAACGTACGTTCCAGAGGCACGGAAGAGCTGGAACTAGCTGGCAACTTCAGACGCAAGGGTTGGTTCAGCCTAGTCTGGTGCAACAGTGAAGACGGCAGTGACTTGATCTCAGACTACCTCGACAATGAATTTTGTGATAACGTTTGGAACGAATGGAATAAATACTATGGATAACAAAGAACAGGAAATGGCAGACCGCTTCGTAGCAGCAATGGATGTAGCAATTGCAACAAGGGGGAAGCGTAAGGGCTTCCTCAAGGCCAAGTGTCCCCCAATGGGAACAGATGCGGCTATCTTCTGGCAAGAGGCCATGCTTATCATAAACCCATACAAGGCATCCATCGCCCAGATGATCTTTCGCAACGAAGACCAGCAGCACTTTGGCCGAGTATGTGCCGCTGCGATTGAATACATGAAACAGAACCCCAGCCAGCGTAGTCTTATACAGGATGCTGACCGGAACGCACTAGAGAAAATGGGAGCATGGTAATGGTAGACCGCTCAGAATACGTAGTAGCACACGATAGACATGACAAGTGGGAGGTGCACCTGTTTCCTGACCTTACCACAGCAGAGTCTGACCTTTGGGATTGGACATATGAAGAATACATGGACAATGGAGGCAAGTTCTTTGACGATGTAATTGATGAAATATACGAACAACAATGGCTAATCGAAGAGTATGACCCTGAACAGCATGGGGACGTTAAAGAGTTCACAGCTGGATACAACCACACAGAGGAAAGCGAATGACTGACCTTCAATTTACTATGCTGGCTGCAATGATTACTATCGGAGCCTTCTTCGTATTACTTACAGTCGCAGCAGGTGTACTTCACATCTATCACAACATCACTGACAACCGAAGACGTAAGGATGAACTTAATAACTACCATGATCTTGTGAATGTCCACAAGATGTCACCAGAAGAAGCATACAGAAAGGCAATGAAATAACCATGACCATCACTTTTACCGATGATACTGATTTCTACAACGGCATCAGCACGCTGGTTCACCGTAGTCTCATGTTTGAGGCTAACTTCGACGATCTTACCATTACCCTAACAGGAGGCTATTAGAGCCATGATTGACCACGAACAACAGAACGAACACTGGATGCAAGCCCTGTCTACTAACCAACGCCGTGAGTATGGTGTGATGTACGAGGAACGCCGACGCCGTGACTATGACCAGCCGGCCAAGGAAGATAACCTCAGAACTGTCAAACGGTACATCGTCAGTAAGCAGCCCATGTCATACAAAGTCGCCCGTATGGAATTAGGGCAACAAGAGCGGAACAAGATACGTCCGTACGACAGGCTGCATGTGGTGAACATCCATACCTTCAACGCCAAACAGGCATACAACCACCTGACCAATACGGTAGACAGCACTCCAACAGACCATTCAATGGTTGTCTCAAAGGCTCGCAAGCCCCGTGGACACCGGTATGTCAACCTCAACCCACATCAGAACCCAACAGCAACAGAATTGGACTTCAGCTAATGAAGAATCATTACCACGACAAAGACTTGAACCTTGATCTTACTGATGAGCAGATCGAAACCCGAAATAAACTTGTAGTCAAGTATATGCCATTGGCTATGAAAGCTGCGTCAGCCGCCAACAACTATGAGGAGGCACACTACACCTTGGAAGATGTACAGTCAGCTGCATATGAGGCCCTTGTGGCTACCTGTGGCAAGCATGTCCGAAATGGTGCACAAACTTCTGACAACGAAGCGGTTAATCTGGCCGTCTACCTCAAACCACGGCTGAAAGGTGCTGCTATGAACTTTATCAACAGAGAAGCCTCAACAGGCAACAGTGACGTATCAATTGATGCAGACAACAGTGATGGAGTGAATCTGCATGAACTACTATCGGACACTGACACCCTAAGCGGTGCCGTCAACCATGATTCATATGCCTCACAACGCCGCTCAGAAGCAGTGATGAAGAATATCAAAACTCACACTCCAGTCATCAGGGAAGCCATTGAATCCCTTACCTTGAAGCAACGGTATGCAATCAAGTGCACACAGAACGGACGAACTCAGAAGTACATTGGTGACAAGTTAGGTATCAGTCAACAGGCTGCCAAGATGCTTCAGAGCCGAGCATATGTTGCATTTCGGCAACAGCTAGAGAAAAAAGGCATGTGTTCCGACACTTTTTTCCTCTGATGGGGGTTGTTATTTCAAAAACAATGGGGTTATATATATACATAAGTTCACATAAGTACTACATGAGTTTTGAAACTAATGATTAAAAACATATGTTTACATAAGTAGGACATAAGGAGATTATGATGGAGTTGACAAAACTCGAATGTCCCTTCACGGACTGCACATCAAGTGATGCCTTTTGCTACAATAGCGAAGTAGGCACCGGATACTGCCATTCATGTTCAGGCAATTATCCACCAAAGAAATCGGTCAGTTTGGACGAAGGTGCAAGAGAGTTGTATCCCTATCCATCTGATCTTGAGAAAGGAGTGACTTCTGATATGGCTGTCACAAACAATGTAGTCTCACTGGCACCTGCCGTTGGGAAAGTTATAGAAGGCACACGGGGGCATGGTTCCTACCGAGGTGTTGAAGAAAGGGTTCGTAAGAAATATGATGCAGTGACCGTTAGCGACCCTGTGTCTAAGGAAATGGTTGCTGTCGAGTACAAGTACCCAAGTGGTAGCATGAAGGTACGGACCTTCCCCAAGGACTTCTACAGTGTAGGTAGCGTGGCAGGTGAACTATGGGGGCAGCAACTGTTCCCAAAGGGTTGCGCCAAGAAGATCACGATCACCGAGGGTGAAGAAGATGCAATGGCTGTCTACCAGATGATCAACACAGATGGGCGCTATGAGAACCCTGTTGTATCATTGCCGTCAGCATCACCTTCGAAGAAGTTCTGGGACTTAGCTAAGACGTACCTCAACGGCTTCGATGAGATCATACTATCGCTCGACAACGATGACGCAGGTAACAAGATTGCAGACAGGCTCAACAGTGTATTTAGTGGCAAGGTCAAACGTGTTGACCACGGTGACTACAAGGACGGTTCTGACTTCCTGCAAGCTGGTGAATCCAAACGGTTCAACAATCTGTGGTGGAACGCAGGTAAGTTTACACCTGACAACATCCTGAACAGCCCAAGCGACTTCCTGAAGCTGTTCCGTGAGAAAGATGACTTCTCCTTCGTACCTACGGGTATCCATGCGTTGGATGAGAAAATCTTAGGATTGATGACCGGACACTTCACGTTGTTCAAAAGTCCCACGGGCATCGGTAAGACTGAACTGATGCGCTATCTTGAGTGGAACTTCTTGGAGCGGGATGTTCCCTTTGCAGCATGGCATCTTGAAGAGACCAAGGTTCGTACGCTGCTAGGGCTTGTCTCATACGACCTCAAGGACAACCTGACCCGAAAGGACCTTGTGTTTGAGAAAGGCCGTGAGAAGGACGTAGAGGCCTCAATTGAACGCATCAGTTCCAAAGGCACCTTCTTCCAGTACTACATGCGAGAAGAGGATGGCATTGAGGAGTTGGTCAACCAGATCAAACTTCTGGCTAAGGGGTACGGCTGTAGGTTTGTAATGTTCGAACCTATTCAGGATGTACTATCGCTTGGGTCTGAGGAAGGCCGTGAGGCTGCTCTGGCTACACTAGCCATTCGGTTGTCTAAGCTGGCAGCTGAACTCAACATCGGTATCGTGTCCATCGGTCACACCAACGATGATGGGGATTTCAAGTATTGTAAGATGCTAGGCCAACGTGCTTCTGTTATCATCAGCCTTGATCGTGACAAGCATAATGACGATGAGATCGTGCGGAACACTACCAAGCTGTTCATTGAGAAGAACCGCCCTAACACACTGGAAGGACCTGCAGGGGCAATGCAATTTGACTTTCAAACTTTTACACTAGAGGAGATGTGATGAATATCGTATTTGATATCGAAACGGATGGACTTCTCGACAGCCTTACGAAAGTACATTGTATGGCTTACGTGGACGTCGATGACCCGTCTGAAACTATCAGGTTGGCACACGGTCAGCATGAGATAACTGAAATCTTCAAGAGGACTGACATTGCCATTGGTCACCACATCATTGGCTTTGATATACCGGCACTAGAGAAAGTGTACGGCACTAGTATCAACTGTAAGCTGGTGGATACGTACTGGTTGTCTAGTTACCTTTGGTACAGCCGGCCACGACAGGGTTTGGCACACTGGGGTGAAGACTTTGGCATCCCTAAGCCTAAGGTTGACGACTGGGAGAACCTGACCATCGAAGAGTATGACCACCGTTGTACAGAAGATGTGAAGATCAACCTACAGCTTTGGAAGATCATCTTGGACAGGCTGTCTCTCCTGTACAAGGGTGACCCTGATAACCTTGATCGGTTTGTTGAGTACACTACCTTCAAAGGTCAGCTGGCACGTCAGCAAGAGCTTCAAGGTTGGCACTTAGATATTGAAGGTGCTAAGGCACTGCAGAAGGAACTGAGCGAAGAGAAGAGTAAAAAGTTCGATCAGCTTTCGTATGCCATGCCACTCAAGGTCAACTATGTAGCACGTAAGAAGCCTTCTGTCATGCTCAAGGCCTGTGGTTCACTTACTGTCGCTGGTAAGCGTTGGTACGACCTGCTGGCCGATCAGGGACTACCTCAGAACACTGAGGGGCCTATCAAGGTTGTCAAAGATCGTGAAGCTGGTAACCCAGATGGGCATCAGCAACTGAAGGACTGGTTGTTCAGCTTAGGTTGGCAACCTGCGACATTCGATTACAAAAAGACTAAGGAAGGAACAACAAGAGAAATACCTCAGGTTCGTACAGCATCAAAGGAGCTGTGTCCATCAGTCCTAAAGCTGGCTGAGTTAGACCCTGCCATTCACCTGTTAGATGGGTACACTGTGGTTGCTCACAGACTTGGCATTGTAAACAGCTTCCTGAGTAACGTACGTAAGGATGGCAAGCTGACTGCTGTTCTCAAAGGCCTTACCAATACGCTCAGGTTCACCCATGCGGCTCCACTGGTGAATTTGCCGGGAGTTGACAAACCTTACGGAAAGGAGATACGAGGTTTGTTGCTTGCACCTGAGGGACAAGTACTCTGTGGTACTGACATGACATCATTGGAAAGTACTACCAAGCGTCACTACATGTACCCACTTGACCCTGAGTACTGTGATGAAATGGGAGCTGACGACTTCGATGAGCATATTGACCTTGCTAAGTTCGCAGGGGCAGTCACAGAGGCTCAGGTACTATCAGGAGGGCAGGAAGTCAAAGCAATCCGTAAGAAGTACAAGGCAGCAAACTATGCCTGTGTGTACGGTGTAGGTGCCCCGACGTTATCACGTAGTACAGGGTTGCCTGTCAGTGAAGCTGGTGAGCTTATCAAAGCTTATTGGCAACGGAACTGGGCAGTCAAGAACGTTACTGACAGCATACGTGTTCGTAAGTTGCCAGCATCGAAGAAGATGTATTCAGAAGAAACCATGTGGGTATGGAACCCAGTGTCACGCTTCTGGACTTACTTGAAGAAGGAGAAAGACATATGGTCAACGATCAACCAAAGCACTGGAGTGTATTGCTTCGACACATGGGTATCTTATGTGGTCGAGCGTGGAGCACTGCCCATAGGTCAGTTTCATGATGAAGTAATCCTCATTTGTGATGCTGACAAACAAGAGGAACTGACGGAAATACAGGAGAAAGCAATGCTCCTGACAAACGAAGCACTTGACTTAAACGTACAGTTGGACTGTGAAATACAGTACGGCTCAGCTTATGCAGATATCCATTAAACAAAGGACTTACAAAAATGGCTAAGACATATCAAATCGAAGGCACTATCGAATACGCAAAAATCTTTGCGGAGAACATGGACACATATGAGAAGCATATGGAGAAATCTGGTGGTGCATTCACCTGCAACTTCTACCCAGATGATGAAGGCTTCGAGGAGCGCCTGATCGGTGACGGGTTCCCTGAGGCTATGCTGGGTCACAAGACCTTCCGTGAAGGAAATAAGGACTACGGCTACGGACGTTTCATGAAGCTCAAGCGTCCTAATAAAGGCCCATTCCTGAACAAAGAGGG